GGATAAATACACTTATTGCACCTGTCAAGGCTCCAGTTAATTCAATAGTTTTATTTGATGACTCTGCTGTGTCTGAGGCATTAGCTGTAGTTAATGTAATATTAGATGAACCAGCGACAGATTTTGCTAAATATCCTGCTGAAAAAGCATCAACAACCTCAAGGTTATTATTGGTGTTTGTCCCCCATGTATTGGCGTTTGCACCAGTTGCCATGAGTTCTAATTTAAGTCTATCTGAATATGTGCTTGACATGTTTTTACCTCGTTAAAATATATCTTTTTTTTAAAACGTACGCAAACCTATTTTACATACATATCATCTCCTATAACTAATATATCAGCGTTAGAGTTGTCAAACATTATTTTAGCTTGTTTTTTTGTGCCTACAATAGGTTTTCCCTGTATATTCAGAGATGTATTTAAAAGGATAGGAAAGCCCGTTAGCTTCTCAAATTCACATAAAAGATCAAAATAAACTTCGTGTTTATTAGATACTGTCTGTATTCTACAAGTTCCATCAACGTGAGTGATGCACTTAAATTTGTTAGTATCTTTAACCTTAGAATTATACAACATGTAAGGACTATCCCAATCTAAATCAAAATACTGCTTATAATTATCTATTGTTACACTAGCTCCATACGGTCTGTACCACTCTCGTTTTTTTACTTTTTCGTTTAAGGAGTTTTTATCTCCTTCTGGGCTCATCAATATTGAACGATTGCCTAAAGCTCTTGGTCCTACCTCTCCGTGGCCTTGATACCATAATACAATTTTTTTCTTAGCTAAAAACTCAGCTGTTTTTTTTATAGTTTGTTTACTTACTGCTCCAGGATGTTCGTCAGCCTGTATAAAAGGAAAATTATTAATATTTATTGGATCATACCCATAATGTTTACGTAGCCACTCTATACAACCTAATGATAAACCAGAGTCACCACAATGAGGTGTAATTGTCATATTAGGAAACATTTTTTTATAACTTGTATTTAAAACAATGCTTTGTGCAATGCCTCCAGAATAAGAAAAACTTTCATTTTTATTGAAATAATTTTTTAAAAAATCTAAAAACTTTATCTCATATAATTTATGTAAGGTGCTTATAAAATTACTTTGATTACTAATATCATATAAATCTTTTCGTACCCCTTTGTTGTAAGAGTATCTTAAAAATTCTCTGGAATGAGAATATACGTGGCTATTTTTTAAATCTTGATCTTTGAATTTATTAATATAGTCGTAATCAATTTTACCAAACCCTATAAACGCCATTAATTTACCAGCATCATTCCAACTCAAACCTTGGATTTCACAAAGATCTTGAAGTAAACCTCCAAACGAATTACCATGAAGACCCTCCACAAGATAATCATTTAATTTATCTTTTTTTATAACTGATAAATATTTATGCCAATCTCCATGGCCATCATTTACATAATGATTATTAGTATCTATTACGGGGAAAGAAGATAAAGCATGTGCATAATGATGATCTAATTGATAACACTCATCAAAATTTTCAAATAAGTTTATTTTAGATACTAAAGTTTTTTCGTCTTTTAAGAATACACTAAGATCATCTCTTTCTCCAATAGTGCAAGCTATTGATTTGATATCTTTTGTATCATATCCATAAACCTCTATACATTTACGTATAAAAAAAACTGCTTCATTTAATTTTGTTAAACCTGCATTTTTGTAAGCACAGTGTCTTTCATAATGAATGTATTTAAATTTTTTACCATCGTAGAGTGAAAGATTTAAATCATGAGAACCAAGATGAACCCCTATTAATAATTTTTTCAATTTTTTGTGTTAAGCTGCATTAACCTCTGTCCAGGTGTTACTTGCTCCTGTTACTACGTTTGCCCAAGGAGTTTCAAATGTATCACCTAAGGTAGTTGCCATACTTAGTCCTGTGACATCAACTAAAGCGCCACCTGTTGCCGTTTCTGTGCCCTCTGCAAAAGTCAGTGCTACAGTAGAAACACTTACTATCACACCCGTGCCAACTTCAACTGTTTCTGTGCCTAATGAGAAAGCGCTAGATAAACTACCAAGTGTTACTAAAGCGTCCGCAGTTGTAGTCACACTACCTAAGGCTGAGGCCATTGTAACGGCCGTAGGATCTACCTGAGTGAATATATCAATTACTGGTGTTCCAATAGCAAAATCTAGTTGATCTGAAGGTGCTATGACACCTACATTACCTTCACCTGTAATTCCTGAAGCTCCAGATAGGGCTGCACCAATTGTTAACGCTGTTGGATTTACTAATGCAGAAGCCTCTGATATTGTTACAGAGTTTAGAGCGGATGTCATTGACAAGCCTGTTGGACTTACAATCACACCTGTTCCCACTTCTTGAGTAGTGGTGCCTAATGCAGTAGAAATTGATACGCTACTTACATTAGTTATAAATTCTATATTTTCATTCCAAGCAAAAGAACCCCATGTGCTTCTGCCCCATCCTGCGTCCACTGATCCTGTAGCAGTCTCAGTTCCTGTCGCAAATGATATAGATAGGCTGCCGGCAACTACGCCTGCGCCTTCATTTACTGTTACTCCTGATAATTGTGTTTCGAAAGAAACACCGGTCAAATTAAAGACAGAAACTTGCTCTGCTGCTGCCGTGCCTAACGCTGAGGTTACTTGTAATGAGTCTAATGTTACTAAACTATCGGCAACAACACTTTCAGTTCCTAAAGCAGTTGATGCTGATACTCCAGTAACAGATACCGTGATCGAACTTTGTTGGCCCCAAAAGCCTTGCCCCCACGTGCCCTCATTCCAAGCATCTGCCATGGTGATGACCTCCTATATTAAGATAATCTTAATATAGCACTTGAAGCATCGTTAGTTGGAAATGCGATTGTAAATGTACCGTTTGTTGATGTCTTTACAGCACCAAAATCTAAAACTGCAATAGCTGCATTTGTATTTGTTGATGATCTATTATAGATCAAAGCTGCTTGTGCAGATATTGTAGCTGATGTAAAACTCACGTTTGCAAAGTCAACAAAAGCTGTTGATGCTGTTGCACTTGTTGCTGTCAATCCGATGGTAGCACCTGTTAAGGTAGCTCCACCACTAGCGTATGTACCTGAGTTACCAACTTCGTTGGTTGCTGAAAATGCTGTAGTGTTTCCGTTTAAGGTTGCTGAATCTGTATAGAGGGCGAGATTGATAGTATCATTATCAATATCATGATCCCCTGCCAATAACTCTTTCTTAAAGGAAGCACAGACTGCTTGATTTATTGCCATGTTTTATGCCCTCCTTAGGCTTTTGGGTCTGCTGATGGTAAAGGGACTCTTAAAACTCCATCAACATACTCATCTCTTCGTTTACGTCCCATTTGCTCATTAGCAAAAGCCTGAAGAGCGTTTTGGAACTTCTGATTGTATAATTGCATATCTTGAGTATTTTTCAAGTATGAATAAGCCTCTGACAAAACACCATACAATAAAACCTCAGGAGCATTATTAGAAACGAAAGTTGTTGTGCTTGTGCCACTAGATCCATTGCCTAATCTTTCAGGACTTTCATTATACCATAACTCAACTGTGTAAGCTAAGTTAGGTGTTGGTGCTACAACTAAAGTGTTCGAATCCCAGTTCGCCCAATATTTAGGTTCGCCTGTGAAGGTAGTATTTGAAGAAGATCTCTCAATTGCATACTCATCAATAAATGTTGCATCCACTTGCTCTAACCATACAATTTCTCCATCTGATTTATGTAATTGTAAGCCTCTAGCAAATCTAAAACCACCCTCTGGGCCTGAAACGTCAAGAAAACTATTATTAGCTTCAAAAGTAGAAGTGGCGTATCGTCTTTGTGCATCAGAATCCATTAACCTGTCTATTTGATTTTCTGTATTAGTTAGAAAAACATTAACAACAGAATTAGATAATACGTCTGATGTTACCTCTGTATAGTTTCTAACATTATCTAAAAGTTCTGAATAATTCATGATATCACCACGCTTACTGTACCAACTGTTGATCCGATTAGCAACTCCTTGCTTTGTGGAGAAGGCACCATACCGTCAGACTCAAAAGCAGAATCTCCTGGTGCGCCAACAAAAACAATGACAGGCTCTTGCCTTGCAGGTCTAGGATCTCTTAATGCTATGGCATCTGCAGGATGATGTCCTGGATCAAGCCC